CACTGATCGAAGGCGAAGTCGATAACTTCATGGGCTTCCACTTCATTCGCACTCAGCTTCTGTCTCTTGATAGCTCGACTGATATCCGCACCTGTGTCGCTATGACCTCCGACGGTGTCGCATTCGCTGCTAACGGCAAGAGCACTAAGTTCTCCGTGCGTGATGACTTGAACGAGACTCTCCAGGTTCGCACCAAGGGTCGCCACGGTGCCACTCGCACTGAGGAAGAGAAAGTCGTCGAAGTCCCCTGTGATGAGTCACCCTGATGAATCCTGATCACTGAACTAGAACCATTAACCTGAAAGGATAATACATCATGCCAACTCACGTAACTGACGTTGCCACTAAGCAAACCCCCGTCGAAGCTGCCGATACCTGGAGCCGCGACGCTGGTAATAAGCAAACTGGTAACCTACTGTTCATCGATGCCACCTACACACTCACCAGTGGCACTGACGAGACCTCCGGTGATTTGATTAACATCTGCAAGATCCCCGCAAACGCGAAGGTCGTGCCGCATCTCTGCAAGATCAGTGCTGAAAATCCCGGCACTGCATTCAACATTGCGAAGATCGGTCTGATCAAATGCGACGTGGATGGATCCGCTACCGATGACGATGACGCAGTATCTACTGCCATCAACATCTCTGCTGGCGGTGCATTCGACTTCGCATGGGCTGCACAAGCCATCGCGCAAGACGACGTTGCAGAAACCGAGGACATGTGGCTCCAGGCCGAGCTAGGCACCATCACCAGCCCTAGTGCTGGTCAGAAGGTGCGCTTCCTGATTGCCATCGCCCCTGGTGTCTAATCGCATCGAACCGCAAAAGTATTCCTAAGTCTTTTAGACTTCGGTAACCACGGGGGGTCTGGGTAGTTGTGTCCCCAGACCCCCTTCTTTTTTACATACGCCAATGAGCACGAGCAAAACTGATATCGCTAACCTTGCACTCCAAAAGATTGGAGTCAGTCCCATCAACTCCATTGACGACGAAGGCAGCAAGCCTGCCCGGACTTGCAAGCAAAACTACGATCACGCACGCAGGGTGACCTTGATGAAGGCCCAGTGGAAGTTTGCCAAAAAGCTAGTAGGCCTATCCAAGGACGCAGCCGCACCTGCCTGGAAGTGGCAGGCATCTTACACGCTACCTGTAGACCACCTGAAGCTAGTCGAAATTGAAGGTGAGAACGTATGGGAGCCTAAAGAATACTTCGACGTGCAACAGGGCAAGCTGATGCTATACCTGGACACTGCTAGTGACGCACCTGCCGACACTGTGAATATCGAGTATGTATTTGACCAGCAAGACACCACCACGTTTGACCCGCTGTATGTGGACGCCCTAGCGTATCAGCTAGCAGCATTGATTGCGCGACCATTGACCGGCAGCGACTCCAAAGAGCAAGAGCTAATGGAGATGTTTACAACTCTGGCACTGCCATCAGCGCAGGAGCACAATGGTCACCAGACCGTGACCGATAACAACAACCCAATCATGAGGATCATGGCAGACTCTTACCTGAGAAAAGCTAGGCGCACTAGCTATGGTTCAAGCACTGGACTAGACCGATGATTGTTCAGAATATCCCGTCATTTGCCGGTGGCGAAATGTCACCTCTCCTGTATTACCGTAGCGATCTAGAAAAATATCGCACGGGGTGCAGAACGCTGCGCAACTTTACTCTGACTCCATACGGCAGCGCAAAGCGCAGGCCAGGACTGTCTTACACTGCAACTGCACCAGGCAAGACGCGACTCGAGACATTCCAGATATCAATCGAAAAGACGTTTGTGATGGAAATCACGGCAACGCAAATACGCTTTTTCAAGAACGACCAGATTGTCCAGGCACCTGGTGGTGGCAACCTGACAGTCACTACGCCCTACGGTGATGAAGACTTGTTTGAGATAGACATCAAGCAGATCAACAACGTGGCATACTTTGTCCACCCTGATTACCCGCCATACAAGCTCACCAGGTTGAATGACGACGTGTGGACGTTTGCCCAAGTAGCCTGGAGCTACCCGCCAATGAACACAGAGAACCTTGACGAGGATCTCACCCTAACTACCGGACGTGTTGGCTATGTAGGCACTACGCAAACGCTTACAGCATCGGACGCCCTGTTTGTGCCAGGACACGTAGGATCATACTTTCAGATTAGCCACGAACGGCCCAAAGACCAGTTCGAGACAAAGATCGTGGCGTCTACCGCAAACAATGGCAAATACTCACCAGAAATTTGGGTGCAAGGGGTATACCGATTTAGCACAGGAGGAACCTGGGGAGGGACGTTCACGCTCGAGATCAATGAAGGCAAAGGCGCAGGATGGGAGCAGTTTGCCATATACACATCAGACAAGGACGCAAACTTTGATGTAGAGCGCACACAGGACGAAGCTGTGCGCATGCGGATTAAATACAATCAATATGACACACCAGGCACGGGCAGCTTTGCGTTAATCGATACCGCTGAACCATACATTCGTGGGGTAGTAAAAGTTACCCAAGTAAACTCAGACCGGATAGCAGCGGTGGAAGTATTTAAGCCGGTGCAATCTGGTGCTACTGCTGTGTGGCGAGAAGGAGCCTGGAGCGACAAAAACGGGTATCCTAAAACGATTTGCACCCATGAGCAAAGACTTGTGTTTGCGAGCACAGAAACACGCAAGCAGACGATCTGGGCATCTTCGGTGGATGACTACGAGAACTTTGAGCCAGGCAACAATGACGACCAATCCTGGACGCACACGCTGCTCTCAGGCCAAGCAAACGACATCCAATGGCTGGTAAGTGAAAAGGCATTGCTGTGCGGATCTACAGGCGACGAATGGGTGATCTCGTCGAGCAAAGAAGAAGGCATTATTACCCCGACGAACGTGCGTGCCAGGAGGCACTCGGGCAACGGCAGCGACGACATCGCCCCCATACTAATTGATGACGCGACTGTATTTGTGCAACGTGGAGGCAGCGTAGTCAGGAAAATGTCATACAGCTTCGAGGCAGATGGATACAACACTGCCGATCTTACCTTGTTGGCAGAGCACATTACAGGAGATGGCATCGTAAGCATGGCACTGCAATCGCAGCCAGAGCAGGTCATTTGGGCAGTCACCCGTGACGGCAGGCTCATTGGACTGACACTAGACGAAGGCCAAGACGTAGTAGGATGGCACCGGCACAGCACCGGCACGACAGATCAGTTCGAGGACGTAACCGTTCGCAAGGTGAAAGGGCAAGACGATCAGATATGGGTAGTCGTAAAGCGCACAATCAATGGCGCAACAGTTCGCTACATAGAACGGTTGAAGCCAGATGGGTTCTTTTTGGAGGATGCATGGTCACTGCTATACCAAGACACATACGGCATGACGCCTTGGACATTATACGAATTACCGACTACTGAAAGTGATTGGCAACTCATAGACAATACCTGGCAAGTTGGTGATGTCGTATTTTGGCGCAAAACCACAAGTTCTAGTAACGTCGTATGGGGATCTTCATTTGTTGCAGATTACTCGGACTCAACTTATTACCAGGCAGTTTATTACTGCGCAGTAAGTCACGACACTGATTCTTCGTCTACTTGGTATACATACGACAACGATTTACGACCCTACATTCGACCGATAACCGGAGCGCAAACTGACCACGAATGGCATGTCGTAGATTCTTGGCAAAACAATGGCATAGGCCACAGTTACCAATACGATGCAGATGGGCATGACACAAATTACGTCTACAATTCTGCCACCAGCAAAATTTACCGGTGCATTCAATCGCACACATCTGCTACAAATAATGAGCCAGGAGTAGGGTCGCATACCGCCGCTTATTGGGCAGAAGTGACCGATTTGAATACGCCTACCGAGTATTCGCCATCTAGTCCATTATACAGCATTGGCGATCCTGACGTGCAGCATGATGGTTTTATTTGGACAGCAGCACAAACTAGGCCTGCTCGAGCTAACAATGAGCCTGCTGCATCGATATCAGAATGGACAGAGAACTTTCAAACCTATGCGCTGAACGACGAGACTGTTCACAATGGATTGCCATACAAATGTATCTTGGCACACACGGCTGCATCAGACCGCGAACCAGGCACAGGAGCTTCTTGGACAACCTACTGGGAAGTCATCCAGGGACAATACACGGCAGGCGACATAGCCAGCGAAGACGGCATTAACTACAAAGCAAAGTCTACGCACACCCCGGCAGCCAGCAGCAAACCGGGCATAGGCGCATCCTGGGAAACATACTGGGAGCTAGTCACCGACGAGGATAGCGTAGACTTCTACGTAGACGCAGGCCTCACATTGCTCAACCCAGGGACTATCACAGAAGTTACCGGCCTCGGACACCTAGAAGGTGAGACTGTGCAGGTATACGCCAATGGCGCAGTCCTAGCACCACGAACAGTTTCCAGCGGGGCTATACAGCTCAACCAAGAAGGGGATCCAACAGATTACGAACACATTTCAGTGGGCATCAGCTATGAATCACAGCTCGAGCCTATGGCACTCGAGGTGCAAATGCAAAACGGCACTAGCGTCAGCCGGGAGAAGCAGATCACAGAGCTAGCAGTAGCAGTGCGAGATTCTTACGGCATGAAGGTAGGCACCGATGCAAACGGGCCTTTTGATACTGTCACGTTCTATAACGGAGAAAACGCTACACCGCTATTGTATTCAGGCATAAAAGAGTTCAAGATCGACCACGACTATGAAATGGACGCGACCTTTATTCTGAAGCAAGACCTGCCGATGCCTCTACACATCCAGGCCATTGTTTGCAAATTCAAGACCTATGGAGATCAGCTCTGACATACGCATACGCGAATATGCAAAGGAAGACTACCCCGTGCTGCGTGGGTGGTGGCAGGAGCATGACGCCGAGCCTATGCCTGAACAGATCATTCCTCAGTCATCATGCGTGGTAGAAGACGAGGAAGGTGCCGCAGCATTTGGTGCTGTGTTCCTATGCAACGCAAACCACGTAGCCTTTTTTCACGGCATGGTCACCCGCCCGGGTATGTGCATTAAGCATTCGTATCGCATGCTCAAGGCATTGCAGGACGGCATCGACATCATCATGGCAAGCGGTGGTCACACCATTCTTTTCGGCACAGTGCAACCAGGAGCAATGCTGCGCGGGGCAAAAAGGCTGGGATTTAATTGGTCGGATAATAACTACCACCAAGTGAATAGAATCATAACTACAGAACTAACTAACTAAGCTCATGGGACTTGAAACAATGGCTATCGTAGGAGCTACTGCTGGACTGATTGGAACCGGCATTAGTGCTTATGGACAATATCAACAGGGCAAAGCTCAGGAGTCTATGGCAAGATACAATGCCAAACTGTCAGAGCAACAGGCAGAGCAAGAGGGAGTAGTGTCTGCTGAAAACTCACGACGTAGACGCGACATGAATCGCAGGCGCATTGGCCAAATACGAGCCTCTCTTGCAGGTAGCGGGGTCAGCATGACAGAAGGCAGCTACCTGGATGCCATAGGGCAAACGTCATCAGAGCTAGAGCTAGCAACCCTAGACGACATCAATCAATCTCGCAGACGGCAAGAAGCATATATGAACGACTCCAGCATGCAAAGGTGGCAAGGCAGTCAGGCTAGTAGCGCAGGCAACATTGCAGCAGTGTCTACACTGTTTGGCGGTGTTGCCAACACTGGTTCAAATATGTATGACATTCGTCGTTCATTTGAACCCTACAAGGGTCAGTCATAACTTTCTAAAATTATGTCAGAAGATTTCAGACCAGGATTTGAAGCAGTAAAACCTGTCGATGTAGGAGCGCGAGGCAGCATGCGCGACGTAGCACGCCCCTGGGACGCAGTAGCAAAAGCAGGCGAGGTGCTAAGTCAAACAGGCGACCGCAGCATGAAACTTGCCTTTCAGCAGAAAGAGGCGCAGGCAAAACGCACGGCTGCTGAGATGGAGCTGGCATTCGACAAGATGCACGCAGACTACAAGCAGGAGATCATTTCTAACCCGAACATGTCGGCAGACGAGGCGAACGCAGGATGGGAAAAATTATCCGAAGGTTTTATTAGAGACTATGCAGGCGGAAATCGGTCACAATTAGAGCAAGACATTTACGGAACCCGAGCGCGACAACTCACTCAAAGAGCAGGCCTGGGCATCCAGGAAGATGCGCTTATCAAAGATATGCAACTAGCCAAGCAGTCAATGCTCAACATGGTTATGCGAGGCGAGCAAACCGGTAATCGCGACATGGTGAATAATGCTTTGGATGGTCTTAGCAGCTACCTTCCTGTCGAATCTATTGAAAAAATAAGAATAGAGACCGACCACAGGTTGAATCGTGCTGATCTCATGAATGGCATTAAAGAAGATCCAGTAGGCAGTGGGTTCTACTTAGGAAGCCTAGAAGATTTCAAAAGAAACTACCCAGGTTATAGTGATGACGACTATTACGATGCACTTGAAACGCAACGTGTCGCCAAAGGCAAAATGTATTCTGATGGCCTGGATCTATTAGAAAACAAATTGGCATTAGACCCTAGCTACTCAGAAGAAAAGCTACGCAGTGACTTTAAGTATTTTGAACCGGCTGCGCTCGAAGACATGGTTGCAAAGTATAGTAAATTCAAAGGCGAGCGGCACGCAGCAAACATAGCAGATTTAAGTTATCAGAGACGTGAAGCCTCAAAAATGGCCAGCATAATACAAAATTGGAAACCCAAGACTACTGGCTATGATCCAGTTAGAACCGAGCTAACGATGGCAATTCGTCACAAATTTCCAGAGAATAGTGATTTCAAAAAAGACCTTATATCAGCAATAGAAGACAAAAAAAAGAGGACTGCGCAGACTGAACAGGATATAGCAGAATTACACCTTAACAATCATCTACGTCAAAGAGACCAGCAACAACAATATCGCACCTTGGCAAAACAATCGTTAGGGCAAGCCCTAATGGACGGCATCCTGACCGGAGGTGATTTTCTTGAGCGTGCAGGATTCGACTACCCCGAGGCTCGAGATATCCGCGCCAAGTATGACAAAATCTATAGAGACAGAACTGCTGCTGACAGAACCGCAAAAAGCCCAGAAGATGCAGAAAAGGAATACAAAGCTCAGGCAGCATTGTTCCGGCAGATGTATTCAACTAGGGGTAACAAAGGACAGGAAAACCTGACAAGGTGGGAGAAGGCAGTCATCCAGGCAGTGGTAGACGGCAAATCAGGCACGCACATGGTGGAGGTAGAAGACCCTGCTGCCAAAGAAAGCTATCACATGAATCGAGGTAAAGTTATACAACGATTCAATCAGTGGGTGCGCGAGAACCCGCAAGAAGCAAAAGACGAGAAAAAAGTTAAACAATGGTTTAAGGATTTTAACGTAGGTGCAACCCGAGCATCAGCAGCGGAAGCCAATCAAGAAAATGAGTGACACGAACCGTATAGACACTGATCCTTCCGTAATGACATTACCAGAATCTGGCGAGATGGGCATAAGCGATAACAATGAGCAATCGATGGCTAAATTCCATGCTACTGAGCCTACGCCAGAAGAGGAGGAAGAGGAGCCTATCACTATGCCCATTCCGAGCAGCATACAGAATATGTCTGCGCCAATAGTGGAGGAGCCACCTATACAGGATGAGGATCCATTTGAATACCAGGAGCGCATCGACAAGATGACTTCTGAGCTGACCCGTATATACGGAGCCTACAACGATTGGGACGCCTGGAGTAAGGGTAGGAATATCAACCTGACCTTGATGGATAACCCCGAGGAGGCCAAGATGGTCTACCGCACAACAGGCTACCTGGCTGCGCGACTGAAGGCGCAGAAAATTGACGCCGATTTATCTGATAACGATACCTATGAATTTTGGCGCGACGCCATTGCCAACCAGGACTTCGACGGAGCAGGAGTTGGCGACGACAGCGCATTCGATAAGCAGATTGCTAGCAAGGCTACGAAATACGCCCACGGCAAAGAGTTCCACAATTTGCTAATGGCCAAAGCAGGAGTGTCATCACTGATGAATCGTGGAGGAGAGCATGGTTTCAACAAGTTTCTAGAAGAGATCGGCGAGCACCTTGGCTATGACAAAGCATTGCACGCAAATTACTTGCAGGCCTGGAACGAGATCACTTCTGACTTTGATAGCAGACCACGGGAATACCGGCAGGTAATGAACGAGATCCTGATGGGTCTCCAGAGCATTGGTGAAGGCGAAGGCCTAGACCGAGGTGATCAAGCTAACATTCAGTTCGATACGCTTATGCGCATCGATGACGAAATGTTCGACATGGCGGTGCAGGATCTATTGACCTACACGGCGACTTTGCCCAAGCCAGAGGCATACAGCTTTTGGCAGGCCTTCAGCGCATCGTTTTCGCGCAACGTGGAGTCATTCACAGAAAAAGCCAAGGAAACTTATAGAAGACAGGGCTACCAGGCTCAAGCTGCGGAAGCGGATCGTCCAGACCTATATATGGAATATGGATATCGCACACCCCAGCAAAGGCAGAAAGAAAAACAAAAAGCCGAGAAAGAAAAAAAAGAAGCAATTCAAACAAGAGACGAATTTGAAAAAAATCGGAATAGGCGTGCTATTGTAAAAGAAGCATTAGAGAACTACGACCAAATCGAAGGATCGAGCGTCGGAAGGTGGCTGGGTTCTGTGCTAGGCACCACAGTGACATCTTTATCTATGGCAGTGCCTTTTGTTGGCACAGCAAATATGTATGCCAGCATGGAAGGTGCAGCACGAGAGGATCTATTCCTCCGGGGAATCCGAGCAGGCCTTGGCCAAGAACAATCGCAAAACTACGCCAATAATGTCGCGCCTGTCGTGGCAGTGCCTCAGACTGCGCTTAACAAGGTGCAGCAACTTGTTGCAGTGCGCGGCAAGATGCCCAGA